GAAAGATACAATTACTACACTGGAAAGGCACCAGCAGAGGTTTATGCTGCTGAACCATTTCCGTATAAGGTTAGAGAAAAGGATGCCATACAGAGGCATATGGATGCGGATGAAAAACTAAATACAATTAACATGAAGATAAAATATTATGATACTACATTAAAATATCTTGAAGAAATAATTCGAATCATATCAAATCGCACATATCAAATTAAGAATGCAATTGAATGGAATAAATTCCAAGCAGGTTACAATTAATAAATAACTTTGTAGATTTACTAATACAATGAAGCCAACTCCAAGAGAAACAAAAAAGATTCACGAGAACTACGAGAAAGTAAAACAGCATCTCATTGATGAAAAGTATGCAGTTGATGCTGATTCTGCAGATAAAATTATCTCAGGTATGAGTCAGGATTGGTTTGATACAATCGTAGGATAGGTTTATAAAACACAGCTAAATAATTGATATTGATCGATGTTATGTCGCATTTGATAATATCAAAAAAGAATGAAGTGCATCTTCAGATTGAGTCTGATATGCATGTTTATTATGAGTTAGCAGACTATTTCACCTTTGAAGTACCAGGTGCAAAGTTTATGCCAACTTATAAGAATAAGTATTGGGACGGAAAGATAAGGTTATTTAATATTCAAAACAATCAGATATATGTTGGACTTTTAGATAAGGTCGTACAATTTTGTAAAGACCACGAATATACATACGACTTTCAACCTAGTAAGTTCTATGGTTTACCATTTGAAGTGAATGATGGTATATCAGAAGAGGGTGTCAAGGATTATATGAACGCTGTAAGTAAGTATAAACCTAGAGATTATCAGATACAGGGAGTACACGACGCTTTAAAATACAATCGTAGGTTATTGATATCTCCAACTGCTTCAGGAAAGTCGCTGATGATATACGGGATTGTGAGATATTACGTTGAAAGAAAACTAAGTATTCTGATAGTAGTTCCGACGACATCTTTAGTAGAACAGATGTATAAAGATTTTGAGGATTATGGTTGGGATGTTGGTTCATTCTGCCACAAGATATATGCTGGTAAAGAAAGAGAAACAGATTCTCAGGTAATTATTACAACTTGGCAATCGATATATAAACTTCCCCGTAAATACTTCAATCGTTTTGGATGTGTAATTGGAGATGAGGCACATCAATTTAAATCAAAGTCTTTAATATCTATAATGTCAAAACTTGATAATGCCAAATATCGTTTTGGTTTTACAGGAACTCTTGATGGAACACAAACACATAAGTGGGTATTAGAAGGATTATTCGGACCATCATACAAAATTATTAAAACTGATGAACTTATGAAAAAGGGTCACGTTGCTACTTTAGATATCAATGTGCTACTATTGAAACACTCACCAAATAAATTTGAAACATTTGAGGATGAAATACAATATATTATCACTCATCAAAAACGAAATAATTTTATCAAAAATCTTGCTCTTGATCTCAAAGGTAATACTTTAATTTTATTTGCTAGAGTAGAAGGTCACGGAGAACCTTTATACAACCTTATCCTAAATAATAATAGTCTCGAACAACGTCAAGTATTTTTTGTACATGGTGGTGTTGCGACTGAAGACCGAGAAGAAGTTCGGTCAATTACCGAAATGGAGAACAATGCTATCATTATTGCCTCTTACGGCACCTTCTCAACTGGAATTAACATTAAAAACCTTCATAATGTCATCTTTGCCTCCCCATCGAAATCCAGAATCAGAAATCTCCAATCAATCGGTAGAGTCCTAAGAAAAGGAAATAATAAAACAAAAGCAACTCTATATGATATTGCCGATGATATTAGTTACAAATCAAGAAGAAACTATACACTGAATCACCTCATTGAGAGAATAAAGGTGTATAATGAAGAGAACTTTAACTATGACATTGTAAAAATACCTTTGAAAAATTAATGATTCAAGATAATGAAGTATTTGTAATTGATGATTTTATTGAAAAAGAATATCAAGAACAAATTAAAAAAGTGTTACTAGGTAGCGAACCTTTTGATGACCAAGAGTTTCCTTGGTATTTTATTGAAGATGTTACAGCATCAGGTGATGATGATAGTCAACATAGACCAGCGATGAGTCATCAGTATGTTGAATTTCAAGATGATAAAGATTCAATGGGAGTTGTAGCAAGTGACTTTCATGAGATGTTTATACCTATGCTTCAAAGAGCTGCTTTTAAATTTCGTATGAGATATGTAAATGCACTTCAAGGTCGATCTTTTTTACAATTTCCGACAAATAAAAAAATGAGTGTAGATCTTCCACATATTGATATCTACAGTCGAAAGCATTTAGTTTGTTTATATTATGTTTGTGATAGTGATGGAGATACTATCATTTACAATGAAAGAGAAAAAGATCGACCTGATGGAATCTACACTATTAAAGAAAGAGTCACTCCAAAACAAGGTCGAGTTGTCTTATTTGATGGTTGGTTAATGCACACAGCAGAACAACCCATAAATAATGTTAGATGCATTGTAAATTACAATTTGGATTAATGGGAGAGGAATTCTACGCTGCCTTAAAACTTATTACTGGTGAAGAAATCTTCGCACTTGTTTCTGTCGATGAAAATGATGGAGACTCAATTATAATGCTTTCAAATCCTGTCATAATGAAGATGATGCATAGTCCAGCTGGACATTATGTAAAAGTAAAACCTTGGTTAGAGTTACCAGATCAAGACTTATTTTTAATTAAGTATGATAAAATTATTACAATGTCAGAAGTAAATGATAAACAGATGATTAAATTCTATAATCGTTATCTAAATGAAGATGATGTAGATATTGAAATTGATGGTAAAGTATCTCTAACAGATAAAATGGGATTTTTAACTACAGTTGACGATGCTCGTCTAAAGCTAGAAGAGATATTTAAGAATAATATAGAACCTAATAACCCTTGAACCTCTACAAAGGTTATTGTACATAAATTTCACTGACTTGTCAAGTCCTATAAATTATGTTATACTATCAATATATTCAGAAAGTATATGGCAAAGAAAAAGTCAGAGCATTATGTAAATAACCGTGAACTATTAGAAGCACTAATCGTATACAGAGCAAAGGTAAAAGAAGCAGAAGAAAATGAATTACCTAAACCACGTATCACGAATTACTTAGGTTCTTGTTTTTTAAAGATAGCAACACACTTGTCATATAAACCAAACTTTGTTAACTATATGTTTCGTGATGATATGATATCTGATGGTATTGAGAATTGTGTTCAATATATTCATAACTTTGATCCAGAGAAGTCAAGAAATCCATTTGCCTACTTTACTCAGATAATACACTATGCATTTTTAAGAAGAATACAAAAAGAAAAGAAGCAGTTAGAAATTAAAACAAAAATAATTGAAAAGACTGGATTTGAAGAGGTAATGACTGTAGATGATGGTGCAATGACAGGTAGTAGTTCTGATTATAATACAATTAAAGATAATATTCAGTACAAGTCCTCAAATAGATGAAGTTAGCAATTATTACAGATCAGCACTTCGGTGCAAGAAAAGGTGCTGATTACATACACAGATATTTCAAAAAGTTTTACGATAACACCTTTTTTCCATACTTAGAGAAAAATAAGATTGATACTATCGTAGATATGGGCGATACTTTTGATAATCGTCGTAATATCGACCTAGCATCGCTTGAGTGGTCGAAGAAAAACTATTATGATCGATTACAGGCGATGGGCATCACTGTTCATACAATCGTTGGTAATCATACTGCATACTATAAAGATACAAATGAAATTAATACTGTAGACCTCTTATTAAAAGAATATGATAATGTAGTTGTATATTCAGAACCAACTACTGTAAATCTTGGTGGATTAGATATTTTAATGCTTCCTTGGATAAATGAAGAGAATAAGTTACAAACTCTTGAGATGATGGATACTACATCAGCAGATGTAATTATGGGTCATCTTGAGTTGAATGGTTTTGTTGCTACTCGTGGTCATATGATGGAACACGGAATGGACACAAAGATATTTGATAATTTCTATCGTGTTTACTCAGGTCACTATCATACTCGTTCTGATAATGGAAAGATATATTATCTTGGAAACCCTTATGAGATGTTCTGGAACGATGTTTTAGATACAAGAGGGTTTCATATCTTTGATACTAAAACAATCGAACACAAACCCGTAAACAACCCTTACAGACTATTTTACAATATTTACTATGAAGATACTAATTATAAGTTATTTGATACAAGAGAATTTAAAGGAAAAATTATTAAAGTTATCGTTAAGAAGAAAACCGACCAAAAGCAATTTGAAAAATTTATAGATAAATTATACAACTCTGGTATTCAAGACTTAAAAATAATTGAAAATTTTGTATTAACTGAAAGTGCAGACTTTGAAGTTGAAGAAACTGAGAATACGATAGGTATATTGAATCGCTATATTGATGAATCTGAGTTTGAAGGAGATAAAACTCTCATTAAAGGAATTCTACAGCAAATATACACCGAAGCTTGCGAGGTAGACTAATGTATCTTCTAACACTTAAACACAGACAGGACGATGGTGCCTATGCTGTTCTAAATCGGTATGGGGAAAAAGTTCTCTTTATGTTTGAAGAAGAGGATGATGCAGAAAGATATGCTATGATGTTAAATGATGATGAGGACACTGACTTAAATGTTATAGAAATTGAAGATACAGTTGCCATAAAGACCTGTAAGCTGTATAATTATAAGTACGCTGTGATCACACCGAACGATATAGTCGTTCCACCACCTAAGAATGATAACGTTTCAAAAAATTAGATGGAAGAATTTTCTGTCAACTGGAGACCAGTTTTCAGAAATAGATTTTCAACAAAACGCAACGAATTTGATAGTCGGAACAAATGGAACAGGGAAATCCACAGTGTTAGATGCCCTGACTTTTAGTTTGTTTAATAAACCTTTTCGTAAGATTAATAAGTCTCAACTAGTAAATGCTACAAATGAAAAAGATACTCAAGTTGAAGTAGAGTTTGATATTAATGGTCGTCAATATCTCATTCGTAGATGTATGAAGCCAAATCTATTTGAGATAGAGGTTGATGGTCAAAAGATGCATAAACAAGCAGATGACCGTGCAATGCAGAAGATATTAGAAGAGAATATATTAAAAGTTAATTATAAGTCATATACACAGATTGTTATCTTTGGTAGTAGTGCATTTGTACCTTTCATGCAATTGACCGCACCTAATCGTAGAGAAGTTATTGAAGATCTTCTTGATATTAGAATCTTTTCGTCTATGAATAACTTCCTCAAGGATAAAGTTAGGATAGAGAAAGAACAAATAAAATCTTTGGATTTAAAAAAAGAGAATATTAAAGACAAGATACTCATGCAAGAGAACTTCATGAAGGAGTTAGAGGAGCAAGGAAAGACTAGTGTAAAAGCAAATCAAGATAAAATTACTACCCTCATAGAGGACTCGGAGTATTGTTCAAGTTCTAATGAAGAGTTAGAAGTTAAAGTTTCTGATCTAACAAAAGAACAAGAAAAGTTGTCTGGGTCTAGTCAAAAGTTACTGAAACTTAACAATCTAAAGGGTAAAATTACTCAAAAAGTATCGACAATAACTAAGGAACATAAGTTTTTTAGCGAGAATGTAACATGCCCTACATGTACTCAAACAATAGAAGAATCGTTTCGTTTAAATAGAATTAACGACGTTCAATCTAAGGCAAAGGATCTCAATAAAGGTTTAAAAGAACTGGAAGAGACTATAGAATCAGAACGAGAAAGAGAACGTCTCTTCACCAAACTATCAAAGGAGATTACTAAACTCAACAATGGCATTTCTCAAAACAATACTAGGATATCTGGATT